ACACCGTGAACCGCGCGTCGTCGAGCCCCGGGTTGAGCGACTCGTCGTGTTCGTCGGGGTTGCCGTTGTCGTCACGGATCGACACGCCGACAAGCGGCCCGAGGTTCACGTCGGCGATATCAACCTCTTCGCTCGACGTGGCTTCACGTGCGGCGATCACGAAGCTCACCGGCCGGCGATACTTGCGGCCCGACACGCTCGACACGAGCTTGCACGCGCCGGCCGACAGTTGCCCGTATAGCGATGCCTTTGAGCCGAAGTTGCCGGTGAGCGCGGTGAGGTACGCCGACTCGCTCTCGCCGACGTTCGGGGTGCGCGCACTGCCCGACCACGCGCGGTATTTGCCGGCCGCCGACAGTGCCGCCATCTTGAGTTCAAGGGTGTCGAATGTGGTCGGCACAATGGGGCCGACGGGTTCGACGATCTCCCAATTGATCGCCGACGCCGCGAGCGCGTCGAGGCCGAGCCCGAGGTCGGCCGGCGAGGATGCCGGCGCCGTGGTGCGCGTCGTGACGACGTCACCGTCGAGCGCGGTGCCGGCCGCGAAGTTGAGAACCATCGTGCCACCGGCCGGGATCGGGAACGTCAACCCGCTTGCCGTCGTCGTCGGTGGCGACCAGTTGCGGCCGCCGTCTAGGCTCCATTGCACCGACATGCCCGGCGTCCCGACGGTGCCGCCTTTGAGCACCTTGAAGACGAGCTCGTAGTCGTCGTCGGGCTCGCCTGAAACGGTGACTACGCTCGTGCCGTGCCACCCGGTGACGTCGATCACGCCGGGTGATCCCGGTACTGTCGCCGGGGTGCGCACGACGACGACGGGCCGGCCGTAGCGTTCGATCGCGTGTGCCGCGGCCTCGACGAGTGGGCCGCCGCCGTAGTTGGTTACGAGATCTTTCACCCTGCCAAACGCCGCGGGCAAGTTGAGCGGGCCGATTGTCGACGGGCCGACGAGTGCGAGCAGGCGGCCGGCCGACTCGGGTGTCACACCGAGCGCGCCGTCGAGTTCGGTGATCGAGACGTTGGGTTGAGACATGCGTACGGCTCCTTCAAACGACGGGTGGCGGGATAACGATCACGTCGGTTGCCTCGAGCTCGTGCACCTCAACCTCGGCACCGGTGTCGGCCGGTGCGGTTGCAGTGGCCGTCGGCTCGTCGACGATCGGGGCTTGCACTGAAAACACGACGAGGAGCGACGCACCCGAACGACGCGTACGATCGCCACCCACCCACTCAGATCCGACAATCAGGTACGTGCCGGCCGCGGCGAGATCGACGGCGCGCAACCACGCGTCGAACAGCTCACGACAGATCTGATACTGCGAACGCTCGACAGTGCGTTGCGCCGGCTCGAACGCGTAGATCTCGACGGTACAGAGCTCGAACAGAGTCGCGATCTGTCGCGCCGGCATCCCGTTGTATTTCGGCGGCCCGAACGCGCCGAGCACCCCGTTTTTATCGCCGGGTGTCCACGTGATCCGCGCGTTCGTTCGCACCTGCTCGGCCGGTGCGAGCCACCCGAACGTTTGCTCGGCGATCGTACCGTCGGCCGCGAACTGTGCGACGACGGCATCGAACAACCGGGGCAGTGCAAACACGACGGCCACTTACTCACCCTCCTTGACGGTGGCTTCAAAGTGGTCGACGAGTACCGCGCGGATCCTGACTGTCAGAGTCGGCGTGAGGTGCGTCGGGATGATGCCGCGGATCGTGCCGCCTCGAGCGGTGCCGAGATGGTGCTTTGCCTCGGCCCCGTGCACACGAGCGAATATGCGGTGCCCGATCGGCGCAACCTTGACGGCGCGCGCGGCGTTCTTGAGCGGCCGGCCGCCATCCTCGCGACGCGGTGCCCACGTGTTGCCGTCGCAATCGGTACCCGCGGCGATCGTTTCGTGGATCGTGCGCAACACCTCGGCCGCGGCGTCGGGTGCGCACTCCTCGGCGAGTTTCGGGATCGCACGAATACGCGCGATCATTTCGTCCATTTGCTCGGCGCCGGCCATCACGTGCCCGACCCGTTGCTATCCTCGCGCCGGCCGCGAGAGCGTTGAATGTCGAACCCCACATACGGCGAGGTTTCGGAATACACGCGCGTGCCGCCGTACATCACCGGCGAGATCGACTGATCGCTCGGGGCCAGATCAATCAGGCCGAGGTTGCCGTCGGCCGTTTGTTTGATCTCATCCTCGGCGCGGCGCGCGTCGGCGTCGATCGCCTCGCGTTGTTGATCGCTCGCCGGGAAACCATGCGACGCGTACGCCATGGCCGTCACGATGCGAGCAAGCCACGCGGTTACCATCCTCGGGTACGGCGCCTTGAATGGCACCGTGTACCGCTTGGCTAGGTACATATCGATCCAACTCGACACGCTCTCGAGTTGCGACTCGAGCCACCCCGGCGACAACGCCTCGAGTTGATCGACCTGCTCGTTGGGCATGATCGTTCGAACCCGAAACGCGGCGACGTCGAGGTAGCTCACCTCAGACTCCCATTGCCTTGAAGATCAGAAACGGGTGGCCGGCCGCCATCGCGTTGCGCCCCTTGCAGTGCCACTCGAGATCGTCGGCACGGTTCAACACCGCGTCGGTTTGCGGGCCGTAGTAGTTGATCCTGAACGGCTCACGATCGACGTAGATCAACCCTCCGATCTCGGTGTCGGTGATCTGCTCGCACACCGCAAAGTAAGTCGTGTCGTTCTCGAACCCGGCGAGCTCGTCGGCCTGAATGGGCAACGCAAAACCGAGTGAGGCGATCAACGCCTCGACGTCGCCGGCCGCCGCGCCACCACCGGCCGCCGCTTGCGCGATGAATTTCGCCTGAGTGAGTTGCACCGCGCGGAACAACAGAGCAGGCGGCACGATCAGATACTTGAGCCGCAACCGGCGCGGTTGCGTGCCGTTCGGCATCTTGATCGAGGCGACGTACGCGACGAGCTTTTGCAGATTCTGCAACGCAATGTCGACGCTCACCGACTCGTCGATCGGGAGCGCGCCGGGGTGCGGGTTCGGTGCACCGGCCGGCGATCCCGTGAACAGGTTGGAAAACGTCACGCCGGGCCGGTACGGGTTGACCGGATGGTCGGTGGCAAAAAACGCCTTCTTGTCGTACGCCTTGACCTTACTAATGTCGTGGCCGTGCATGAGTAGACTCGTCGCCAACTCTTGCGGCCAATACGCCATTTGCGCGCCGATCTGCCCCGACCACGCCGCGGCGAGATCCAAGCCTTGACCGTCGGTATCCTCGAACTGAGCGCGCGTGAGCTTGAGGCCGTCACCGGCGAAACGCGGCTCGATCTCGGTTGTCTGCGAAACGAGATCTTCGAAGATCAAGTTTCCGCCCTTGCCGAGATCGTGGATTTTCGCCGTCGAAAGCAGCCAAGAGAGAATCTCCTTGCCCGCTCCCGTCGACCTGACTTTCGTGACGGTGGGCCACCAAACGCCTTGGCTTAGGCGTTGGTACTCGTTCTCGGTGACGAGACTCATCCGAGTTTCGAGCGTGACAAGATTCGTTGGTGTGAGAGCGGGCATGTCCTATTTCCTTCCTGAGTGTTCGAGCCCGCTCACGGGAGCGCGGGTGCTGCGGCCGGGAACTGGAGTTTCTCGACGGCAACGCCGAGCACGGGATCGACGTGCCACACGCGGCCGGCGATCGGGCCGCCACCCATGGTCACGGTTTGATCGTCGAGGAAATTGCAGATCGACCCGACGTCGGCGGCGTCAACCAGGCCGGCCGTGTCGTTCGCATAGCGGCGCACCTCGATCTCCATACCGAGGTCGACTTGCACTTGCTGTTCGGCCCCGGTGGCGTCCATATCCTCGTCGAACGTGCCGATGTGCACGAGGTCGACGAGGCCGGCCGCCATGGGTTGAACCTTACCCGTGAGCGAGTCGAGGCCGCACGCGGCACCCTTCCACGCACGCGTGCCGACGAGGAGCGGGAACAAGTGGTGCGTCCACCGTTCGATCACTTGCTGGCGCTGATTTGCCGCGGCGGTCATTCGGCCGCTCCCTTCTCGCCGGCAATGCGCGGCGTGTTCTGAGTGTTGCGGGTGGTGGCTTGCTGACGGGCACGAGCCGCGCCGGCCGCGTCAAAGATCAGCGACGTGCCCTCGCGCTTGATCCCGGTGGCGGTGCCGAGGCCGCCACCGAACGCGCGATCGAATGCCTTGTCGTCGGCCGACTTCGCGCTCGAGGGTGGCGCCGTCGTCGGGTCGACCTGAGTGTCACCGCGGGTGGCGGTGACCACGGAGCCGGCCGCCTTATCTGCTTTGTTCGGCGTGGCCGGTTTTGGCATCTTGTCGACGATTGCTTTTGCGTCGGCGAGCGGCATCGACGCGAGGTGCGCGGCGAGTGGCTTGCCGAGATCGGGCCGTGACGCGAGGAGCGCTTTCAGCTCGATCGAGTCTTTCTCCCGCTCGAGGCGTGCGAGGCGTTGCCCTTGCGCCTTGACGGTGGCGGCGAGGTCGGCGGCCGACGACGCGCTCACACTCGAACCGGCACCGCGTGCCGCGCTCTTTTCCTCCTCGGGCTCGTCGTCCTTTTCCTCCTCGTCGTCGCCGGGGCCGGCGTCGGCGAGTGCGGCGAGTGCGAGTTGTGCTTTCTCGTTGCCCTCGGCCGCGGCTCGTTCGAGTGCGGCGCGTGCGTCGTCGATGTCTTTCGACGAGCTCGAGGGTTGCTCCTCGGGTTCCTGATTTTCTGGCGGCATGACTGGACCTTTCTTGAGTTGCTCGAGGAGCTCGTCGTAACTAGACACTCGGGTTGCGAGCCCAACCTCGACGGCCCGCGGGCCGTGGAAAATATCGGCCTCGAGCGCGCGTACCGCGTCGGTTGTCACGACGACGCGCAACGAGGCGACGAGCTCAAAAAACAGCTCGGCGAGCGCGTTGCACTGCGCTTGCATGGCCTCGAGCTCGGGTGCGGTGAGCATCGCG